AGGACAAGACCTTCCCTGTGGCCCGGCATGGCAGGCAGGTCCGAGTGCCGGAGGAGTTGTTGGAGGAGTGGATTAAAGGGAGGGCTGGCAGTGAAGCCTGACGACGTTCTTGAGAAGATTGCAACCCCTAGCCCGTTTGTAGACCTGCTCATGCGTTACCCGCGCCCCAGGCGCCCGGGCCTGTGGGAGCGGATCGTCCGGTTCTTGTTCGGCCAGAAGGAGCCTGCTTCTGAACCGGTGAGGACCGCAGAGTTCCGGTGGATTGACGGGCATTATGACTGGCAAGAGCTTGATAGAGAGTTTGAAGGAGGTATCAACGCCTGAAGTGTAGAAAGGCTTGTAGTTCAGGGGGGAAGGCTAGTGTCCATCACGCGGACCAAGGACGGTAAATACAGGGTCCGAGTCTACCGTGCCAAGGGCAAGCTCATAGACCGGATCGTTGCTACAGAGCGGGAAGCGAAACAGCTCGAAGCCGAGCTGCGAATGCAGGTCAAGAAGGGCGAGTATGTCTCGCCCTCTCGCATGACTGTGGAGGCGTTTCTCTACGAGTGGCTGGAGAAGTCCGTCAAGCGGACGAGCAAGCCTCGAACCTATGAGGCTTACGAGCAGACGGTAAGGCTTCATCTGGTGCCTGTGATCGGCCACTTGCGGCTAGAACGGCTGGAACCGCTGCACATTGAAGAGCTTTTGGCGGCGAAGTATGATGAGGTGTCTGAGCGGACTCTGCTGGCGATCTATGCCAGGCTCCACGCGGCGCTCGAAACTGCGGTCCGGTGGAGGCTGGTCGCTCGGAACGTCTGTGACGCTGTGGAACCGCCGAAACCCGGAGAGGCCGATATGTACGTGATGAGCGCCGAGGAGGCCCGAAGGCTGGAGGAGGCGTGCAAGGGCGTTCGGCTCGGTCCACTAGTCATCCTGGCCCTCCACACCGGGATGCGCCTAGGCGAACTCTTGGGCCTTAAGTGGTCTGACATTGAGGGAGAGGAACTGCACGTCCGTCGAACGCTGGTCAAATACGGGAAAGAGCCTGTTTTCGGCACCCCCAAGAACGGGAAAGTGCGGACGGTGCCCCTTGACGACGCTGCTCGGGAGGCTTTGGCGGCGCGGAAGGTCGATCAGGAGCTTGAAAGGGCCTTCTACGGGGATGGGTACAGGGACCTCGGGCTGGTTTTCACCCAGTTGAACGGCGGCGCGCTAGATGCAAGTAGTTTTCGGAAGCAGGATTGGGCCAAGATCAGGGCGAAAGCTGGTCTTTCGGTGAGGTTCCACGACCTCCGCCACACGTTTATCAGCCGGGCGCTGGCAGCCGGGGCGAACCCTCGGGCGGTGAGCGACATCGTAGGCCACTCCGATCCCGGATTTACCCTCCGGCGGTACGCTCATGCCCTGCCGGACGACCGGCGCGCTGCTGTGGAGAAGTTGAGCCAGTACTTGAGGGGTGGGGAGAATAGTGGGGACGAAACAGGCTGACTCCCCACCCCGCGCTCGGAAAGGCCGATGAACAGCAAGATCTCAGGTAGCGGGTCTCCCCACTACTCAAGATCTTTGTCATCGCAGGCTAGTGTGATTGCGGGGTTGCAGGAGGCGGCAGGAGTTGTTCTGGCGGAGCGTGGAAGCGGTACGAAATGCCTATCCGATCGGCTCCTGCCGTCTCCTGAGTAACAGATACCCCCTATGACACGGCTGGAGAAGGGGTGGGGACAGGGGTGGGGACTATCCGCCCCGAACACGTGCCCGGTTGTTAGCTTGACAATACATTTGCTGGTGCCTATACTGGCATCGAAGGCAAAGTGCTTCTCCTCCTCCTCACTCGGGCGCTAGCCTTCTCCCCTCTGAAGATGGTGTTGGGGCGGGCGCTGAACCGCCCGCCCCGGCCCTCTTCAGAAAGGTGGCAGGATACGATGAAGCAGAAGCAGCAGAGACAACCGACCGCTGCTGAACTGGCAGCCGTTTTCACCGAAGTTCTCAGATTTATTCAGCATCTCCACGGCAAGTTTCGGGTGCCCGACGACGCTCTTGCGAACGAGCCTGACAGGGCTCTGATGGTCAAGTACCTCCAGGCTCGGGCATGGCGAGGCAACGAGGCTGGAGCCTGTTATTCTGCTGGCATTTCGCCTGCGGACTTGGAAGAGTGGCGGCAGAACGAGGAGTTCGTGAAGCTGGAGCAGATGGCTGACAAGGCTTGCACGGACCTCCTCGAAGAGTCTGCCGTCATTCACGCCTATTTGGGCGACAAGGACATGCTGAAATCGCTCCTCAAGGCCAGGAGTGAGAAGTTCAGCGACCGCCAGGAGATCACCGGCAAAGGCGGCGGCCCTGTGGAATTCACGATCAAGCTGGAAGGTATTCCCCGGCCACAGAGGTTGAAGATCGATGGCGAGGAGAGCAGCTAGTCAGGTCGTCGAAACCGAACTGGACCTCTCTCAATACTACCGTCCTACGGCTAAGCAGAGAGCGTTTCACTCCTGCCCTGCCGATATTGTGCTCTACGGCGGCGCGGCTGGCGGCGGCAAGAGCAAGGCGCTCCTGTGGGAAGCCTTCCTTGAGATGTTGGAGACTCCGTACAATCACGGGCTGCTCCTACGCCGCACATATCCCGAGCTTGAACAGTCGCTGATCTTGGAGTCGCTGAAACTCTTCCCTCGTTCCGTGTGCGAGTACCGTGTTGGGGAGAAACGCTGGTACTTCAAGAACGGCTCGGTGCTGGACTTTGGCTACTCCGAGCAGGAGAAGGACATTTACCGCTACCAGTCAGCGGAGTTCGGTTTTATCGGCTTTGACGAGCTAACCCACTTCACCTATGAGCAGTGGGACTACCTCGTCAACTCTCGTCTCCGCTCGTCAGCTCCTGGTGCTTGGCCTCGGGTTAGGGCCTCTACAAACCCTGGAAACGTCGGCCACGCCTGGGTCAAGGAGCTGTTCATTGAGCCAGCAATGAGGCTCTTCCCCGGCTTCAAGCCGCAGCAGATCCCTGGTGCCCTGTGGTTTGATGAACACGGCACCAGCTACGCTTTTATCCCTGCCAAGGCCACAGACAACGAGTACCTGATGAGGAACGACCCGAAGTACCTTGACCGTCTGAACAAGTTGGACCCGAAGTGGAGGGCGGCCCTTTTGGAGGGCGACTGGGACGTTTTCTCCGGCAAGTTCTTCACCCAGCTTGATGAGAAGGTTCATAAAGTCCCCTTCTTTATCCCGCCGGAGGGCTGGCCGATCTTCCGTGTTATGGACTGGGGCCATGCAAAGCCCTACTCTATTGGCCTTTACGCTGTGGACCCGAACGGCAGCCTCTACCGCTTCTACGAGCTATACGGTTGGGGTGGGAAGCCGGACGAGGGCACCCGTGAGACGGCCCGAGAGGTCGCAAAGAAGCTCAAGGCTAAGGAAATTGAGCTTCTTGGGCCGCGCCGGGCGGCGACCATTACCGGCGTGGCGGACCCGTCCTGCTGGAACAAGACGGGCGTTAGTAGGGACGGTCGTCCCATTTCCATCATTGAGGAGTTCTTTGCTGAGGGACTGCGGTTCCGTAAGGCCAACAACGACCGTATTAACGGCTGGGAGGCCGTTCGGAACCGCTTGGCTGTGGACGAGTACGGTGTTCCGGGTTTGTATATAGCCGATACATGCACTCACTTTTGGCGGACCATGCCAATGCTGGTACATGACGAGAACAACCCTGAAGACTTGGCGAAGGGCCAGGAGGACCACGTTGCAGACGAGGTGCGCTACGCTTGCTCCTCGCCTCTGGCTCGTCCGTCGCTGCAACAGTACACGCAACGGTACCACGAAGATATCCAGCCGCGCAGGCCCTGGGTGCGGTCGAAGGTGGTCGGTTACTGATGGCAAAGCTGCCCAAAGAGGTTACAATGGTTCTTGACCGATTCACGGACGCTGAGTCTGCACGGAAGCCCCTGGAGGACGTGTGGCTGGAGTGCTACAAGCTCTACCGCATGTACCAGGAGAAGCTGCCCGAGGAAGACGAGGGCCTTTCCAACATTTTCGTGCCGAAGATCCTCGCGGACATTGAGTCCATCACGCCCCGAATTGTCCTGTCGCTTTTCGCCCGGCGGCCTTACGTCGTTATTAAGCCCCGTGAGCAAGGCGACGTTGAACGGGCAAAACTGGTGAGCAAGCTCATACAAGCCCAGTTCGACAAGCAGAACATGTTCATGAAGGCATTCGAGTGGATTAAGCAGGCCTTGATTTACGGGAGTTCTCCTGCTCAGATCGGCTGGCGGCATGAGCGGCGGGTTGGCAAGACTCGGGTTTTTGTTCCTCGGATTGTGGC